TTATTATTATTATTATTATTATTATTATTATTATTATTATTATTATTATTATTATTATTATTATTATTATTATTATTATTATTATTATTATTATTATTATTATTATTATTATTATTATCATTAATAGCTACTAATAAACCAACTCTATGATATCTATCTAATACACCTTGTGTTGGAAAATTAAATTGCATAGCTACTTGAGGTGTAGGAATTTGATCTGCACTTGTTCTTCCTCTAGGATCAACAAGTGGATTAGTTAATTTAGCAATATCATAATTTGCAATTGGATCATAAATTACAGGTGGTGGTTTATTACAAGTATTATTTAAATTTTGTTGAGGTTGTAAAATATTATTAGTTGTTATAATAGGTTCATCTGTTTCAATAATAATATCCTGACTATTATTAAGTAATGGTAAATTTTTAGTATTAATTTCTTCAGATTTTTTTTCTATATTTAATTCTGATATTGTTTCCATAGTAACTTTATTTTTAATATTATTTATTTCATTGGTTAATAAAAATATTTTTTTTTCTAAATCATTAACACTTAATGAATTAAATTTATTTAAATTATTGTTGACATTAATACCAACATTACTTATAATTAAATAAAAACTAACTAAAATAATAATAAAAATCAAAATAAATATAATGATATTGTAATATTCCATTTATAGATATAATTATATAATATTTTATATATAATATTTTTTAATGATATAATTTATTATAAAATATGAATTTAATAATAAATATAATAATAATAATTATAGGTTTAATTATTGGAATAATAATCGGATTATTATTATTTAACAAAAATATATATAAAGGTCCTGATTCTAATATAATATCACAACAAATTTATGTTGATTCAGATGGAAAAAAATATAAATTAATACCAAAAATTTGTATTTGTCCAATAAATTTATCAATGGTTAAATTAAAAAATCCCAATTATATTGATAAAAATCATTAAAATAAATATAATTAAAAAAAAAACAATTATATATAAATATAAATAAAATGAAACAAAATTATTGTTTTATAAATAAAAATAAAATTTATGCAGAAATTTATGATGAATTATTAGAAGAAGAATTATCAATGAATAATAAGGAACATAATGATAAAATAAAAAATTACATAGAAAAAAAAATAATAAATTATGATATAAATTTATCAGATTTTTTTACAAATACAGAAGATATTATATCTGATTTAATAGAAAAAATAACATTAACAGCAAATAATAAAAATTTACAAGGTAATACAGTATTATTATATGCAAATGAAAATGAAATGTATGAATTATTTCATATGGAAGATTTAAGAAAAACATATTCTGATGATGAATTAAATGAATTAGCATCAATAACAAATATTCACTTATTACCAATTTATTGGGGGTGTGGAGTATTTAAAACAAATTATTCTAAAGGAATATTAAAAGGAGATGAAATAAAAAAAATTGATTTAGCAAAAATTTTTATACAAAATTATTATCATATAGGAATAATAATAAATCTTGATAATAAAATGCAAGAAATAGAATTTACAGGAGAAGATCCATTTAAAATAATAGGAAATAATTTTATTCAATCTAATGTTGTTAATATAATGGGATTTAATTTTTGTCCATATATAGAAAAAAGTAATATAGTAAACAATTTAGCATCAAAATTATTAGGAATAGAAATTAAAGGAAGAGTATTTATATCACTATTATGTCCAACAACAAATAAAAAATTTTGGAATATAAATATTTCAACAATAAATAATATTATTAAAATACTAGAAAATAAAAATCTAAATGAATTAATTAATAAAGAAATAAATATAACAGATAAAGATATAAATCCATTTTTTTTAATTAAAAAAATAATCAAATGTTAATTAAAAATAAAAAAAGTATAATATATAAATATATAATATAATGAATTATATTGGTAATCAAAATCAATTGAATATGAATTATGATCAAGATTTAATGAATATGAAATATGATCAAGATTTAATAAATAATAATAAATTAACAAATAATTATGGTCTTCAAAATTTTCCAATAAATCAGGATCAAATAAAATTAACACAAAATCCTAATAGTTTTGAAAATTTAACAAATGATAATTTAATAAATTTAGTAAATAATTTAGATACAGATATATTAGATGGTACACCTTTAAATGATAAGGAAATTATGAAAAAATACAAACAAAGAAATAAAAATAATGATAATACAAGTTTAATTAAAACATTAACAAACGAAATAATAAATAATTTAAAAGAAAATAATATTAGTTTATATGAAAATAATACAAATAATTCTATTGATGATGACAAAATTGAATCAATATCAAATTTCTCAAATAAAAAAAATAAAAAAAAAAAAGAAATTAAAGAAATTAAAGAAACAATTGAAGATTTTGTAGTTAATAATAAAATTCCAGACACAAAAAATTATATTTTTTGGTTTTTTGATGATTGTTTTAATTATAAAGATTTTTTAATATTATTTATCTTATATTTTGTTTTATCACAAGAAATGATAAAAGATTTTTTTTCAAAGTATTTTACAAGTTTAAATGCAGATAATGAAGGAAAAGTAGGTGTTCAGGGTGTTATAATTTATGGATTAATATTAACAGTTTTATATATGTTAATAAAAAAATTATTTTAATTTATAATTATCTATTAAATTTAATTCAGTTGTAATCCAATACTTTTTTATTATTTTTGTTATTGGATTTGTTTCAATAATATATTGTAAATTTTCATTAATATTATAAATTTTAAAACATAATTTAGCATATAAGTTATAATTTGTAATAATTAAATTAGGCATTCTATTATTGTTAACTTTTTTATAAGAATAATTAAATATTGGTATTTTAAATTTATTTTCTGAAGGTTCAATAAAATTCATTTTAAATGTGAAAACAATATTATCATTTGTAACAGTATTTATATATGAAATTAATTGATCAATAATTCGTATTTCAAAATTAAACTCAATGTATTTAATATTACTTAAATCAGGTTCATTTAATTCTAAATCTTGACAAATATTATTAGATTCAAAAGAATATATTATATTATTATCCTGATTATAAACTAATTTTGAATTCACAAATATTTGATAAAAATTTATATTATTATTATATAACCACAACATATATTAATATTTATTATTAATATTAATTTTAATCAATTTTTTTATTACTAATAAAATTTTATTAATTTTAAGAATTATTAAGATTAACCAATCAATAAATAAGTTAAATATAAATATTCAGAATGTTAAACGTTAATATAAAAAATTGAATTTATATAAAAATTGAATTAATTACATAATAATAAACATAATTATTTAACTGATTTAGTAATGAAAATTAGTAAATTTATAAATTTAGAAATTAATACAGAAATATACAAAAAATTAGGTTGTGAAATAAATTCAGGTATTAACATATATAAAAAATATTATGATGATCAATCTAATACTAATAATTATATAAGAGAGCAATTAATTATATATTTGAATAAAAATTATGAATTAATAAATATACTTGATGCAGATATTAATTATTATATTGAAAATATAAATTTATTTGTAGAAAAAAAATTCAAAGATATAATATTAGAATTAGATATTGATCATTTAATATCAAAAGAAGATTATATAAATTTATTAAATAAAAATTATTTATATTGGAGAAATGAATATTATTTTATGATAAATAATATAATATTATGTGGAAAATACAAACCAATTAATAATACAATAAATAATTTAGAAAATTTAATAAATGATAATTGGCAAAAAATTAATTTTGAAAATATAATAAAATTTAGTAAAACATTAAGTAAAATTAGTTTTTTGGGTCAAAATATTGACAATTATATTAAAATAATAGTTGAAAAATTTGATAATCCCAATAATATTTGTTCACTATTAAAATATATAAATAATACTTTTTTTGATAATAAAAAAGAAGAAGAAAAAATATTAATTTTAGATGATAATATTACAGAAAATAAAAAATCATCAAAATACAATTTTAGATTTATTTTTGATAATTTAAAATCAAATGGATATTTATTATTTGAGGAATTTAATAAAGAAATAAAAAATAAATATAAAAAAGAATTGAAAATTGAATCAATAAAAAATGATAAAAAATTAATTAATTATTTTATACATATAATAAAAAATTACAATACAGTTAATAAACAAGTTAATAAAATTTTATTAAGAATAAAAAGTTATTTACAAGATTTAGAAGATAATTATAATAATAATATTGGATATCAAAAAATAACAATAAATCAAGAATCTGAAAAATATAAATTAGTTGATTTAAGTAATTATGATAGAACAATTGCAACATTTAATATTTTTAAATATTCAAATGTTAATTCAAATTCTAATACAAAATTTAATATAGATTCAAAAATAGAACCTTATTTTGATATTTATAAATCATTTTATAAATCAAGATATCCAGATAGAGAAATAGAATTTGATTTATTTGAATCAACGCTCATTATTAAAATAAATTTAAAAAAAGACTACTATATTCATCTTGCTTTAATTCAATATATAGTTTTAGATAAAATTTATTCAAATAAAAATGAAATAAGTTTAATAGATTTATCAGATGAAATAGGAATTTCTATTAATGATTTAGAACAAACAATAAATTCATTATTACAAATAAAAATTATTAAACGTACAAATACAATATTAATTGATGATATTAAATTTTGCATAAATAATTTATTTTTTAATGAAAGTAATAAAATATCAATAAATTCTTTGGTAGAAAAAAATATAGAATTACATAAAAATGATTTAATATATGATAGAAATACAATTATATTATCTAATATGTATGATTATATTAAAAAAAATAAATCATTTGCAAAAAATACTATAAAATCTGATTTAGAATATAAAATACCATTTAAAATATCTGATGATGAATTAAATACAATTATAGAAACTTTATTAAATAATGAATATATTACTAAAACTGATATTGGATTTAGAGCGGTGCATATTTAAAATGAAACATAAAAATGTCAAAAAATAAAACTGATATTGGATTTAAAGCGGTGCATATTTAAAATAAAACATAAAAATGTTAAAAAATAAAACTTCAAGGTTTGCCTGTTGCAAAGCGTATAAATTATAATTTTGTTAAGGCGACAACCCTAATTGATTTATTGGCTTTCTTTTGAACAACTTTTTTTATTTTCTCTTTTTTGGGTTTTTCTACTTTAATATTTTCATTTTTCTTTTCCCTACATAAATATTTTGGTCGTTCTAATCTATTAATTGCATTCTTTACAATTCTATATATATTATTAGCACCATTTACATCTCTATTCCATACAACTTCACAGTTCTTACAACATATTACCCCATGAACTAAGATATTACCACTTTTATATGGTTTTGGATTTTTTTTTATTTGAAATTTTTCACATACAACTTGTTCTAAATTTATCAACCAAATATGTTTTATAATTATTTTGTCTAAATAATGTTCTCATTTATTTTATCAAGACATATTATTTTATTTAATGAATATTTTGATACTTCTTTATAAAATGCTTTTAATTCTTTTTTAATATCTGTTGGTTTACCATATCTTTCTTTTGGATAATATTCATACTGTGTTCTTTTCCTTGTTATATTATTATCTCTTATAACTTGACCTAAATGTTGAGGTGTAATATCAAAATCTTTATATTTCTTTTTAATTATTTTATGTAATTCTTCAATTGTAATCTGTTCATTTTCTTTTAATTTTTGTATAGTATATTTAACTTGTTCCTTAATTATTTTGTAAGATTTAGATTTTCTACTTAGTCTTTTAATTTCTTCTAACTCTTCATATCTTTTAACCCATTTATATAAAAATTGTTTTGGATAATCAAAAAT